CTTACAAGTACATTAAAAGATTATGATGATACTTATATGGAAAAAAAGTTTAATAAAGATGTTGCAAAAGTTCTTAAATCATTTAATGATGATAATGATATTGGTGTATATGTTAATAAGATTAATTTAAAATCTAATAATACTGATATGAACAAGCAACAACTCCTTGAAGTAGAATTTAAAGATGATACTAATGTTACACATAAATTTAAAGTAAATATGCCAGAAATTAAAGAAGGAAAATTTATGTATGTAAATGGTTCTAAAAAGGTAATTATGAAACAGATAGTTTTTTTACCAATTGTTAAATTAGAACCAGATAGAGTTCAAATTACTACAAACTATAATAAGCACTTTATAACAAGATTTGGACAGAAATTTAGTGAAAAGCTTACTTATTTAAAATCTTTATTTACTAAGCAAAATCTTTTAAAATATAAAAAACAAGGTTCTACTTTTGATTTTAAATTTGGTAATTCATTAAAGAATAATGGTAAATATACTGTAAGTTCTGAATATAATGATATTTCATCTTATTTATATAGTTTAAATATTGAAAACTATATATTTATTTTTAATCAACAAGAAATCCAAGATATTATGGATATTAAGAAACCTCTATATAATGAAAAAATTGCTGTTAAAGCAACTTTTGATAAAAAAGAATATTTCATGGTAGGGTATACTAAAGATAAAAGTAAATTAATTTTATCAAATATTATTGATAAAAAGATTTATTTATATAATGGTAGTAAATATGAGCCATTAGATATTACTTTATCTTCATGGATTGTTGAATTAGTTTATAATAATACAACTGAAAAGGTTAAAGATATTACTTCTGCTAAAATTAAAACTAATACTAAATTAACATATTCTAGAATGGAAATTAATAATAAAACACTTCCATTAGCTGTTTTATTAGGATATGAATTAGGATTATTAAATTTATTAGATAGATATAAAGTCATGTATACTTTTGAAACTACCAATAGATCTTTAAGCGTACAAGATGATTTAGGTAAAATTAAATTTAAAGATGGTTATCTTTATTATGATACTTCTAAGATAAGAAACAGTATGCTTCTTTCAGGTTTATTAGAAATGAACTGTTCTGAGATAGTGTTTGCAGATATGAATTCACCAGATCCTTATATTGATTATTTTGGTGATGCATTTAATTCAAGAAATGCTGCAAAGGGATTTCATAACTCAATTTCTTTATTAATAGATCCTATTACTAAAGATATACTGGAAGAATTAAATTTACCTACTAATGTTTATGATGTTTTATTATATGCTAATACATTATTAGAAGATATTTCTTTCTCTGAACCAACTGATGTAAATAATTTTAGAATTCGTGGTGCAGAACAAGTACCTGCTATGCTTTATAAAGTATTGGCTGATTCATTTAAGCATTATAAAGACTCTAAACATGCTAAAAACCCAGTCAAGATAACTGTTGATCCAGATATTCTAACTAAGAAATTAATGGAATTAAAAACAATTGAATCTTATTCAAGTTTAAACCCATCTCTTGAGTAATTAGCTCTCATATATTAGTAATAATGTATGATAACCTTGTGAATTGCTTGTAAACCCTAATATTTAATTAGCTACAACATAATCTGTAAAGATAAGTGTGAATGCAGTCGAAAGACGGAAAAAATAATTAAATTGATATATGATGAAAATCTAAGTATTGTAATAATGGGAAATCTAGCAGCGAAGCTTCATAATAAAATGAAGAACGTTCAGAGACTATCGAAAGCTAATATACTAGTATAAACTAGTTAAAAATAAGGTAAATTGAAATATTTACACGAAGTGAGTAGAGTAGGATATAATATGTCCGAAGTGCAAGGCTTCTATAAATTATTATAGAAGATGATATAGTCCAATTAGTAATAATTGTTAGAGAGAATGGGCACTGCTTCAATGAAGGGGCTTGCTGGGATCAATGTCAATAAAAATTCTTAAAACCATAAATTTAAAAATAAATTGATTCCTAACAATCCTTTAATAAATTTAAAGGAGTTGTTAGTATTATGGGTAATCCAAAATTAACCAAAGAAAAATTTCAAGAAAATATATTAAATTTATATGGAAATAAATTTAAATTAATTAACTTTGAATCAGGACAAACAAAATGTACTATTAAACACATTAAATGTGGAAATACTTTTGAAACTTTTCCTAATGAATTTACTAGAGAAAGAGTAAGAAAACGTTTTTTAGAAGATTTATGTCCTAAGTGTAGAAGACAATCAGATATAAGTAAATCAAAGAAAAATGTAGAAGATAAATTAAAATTATTAACTAATGGTAAATTAACATTAATAGGAGATTTTAAAAATACGCATTCAAAAACTACTTTTAAATGCAATGTATGCGACAAAAATTTTAAAGCTGAACCACATATTTTAATAAGAAATGTTAAGACTAATAAATATCCAGAAAAATATTTTGGTTGTCCTTATTGTTCTGGTAAATACCAAATGTCTCATGAAGAGTTTGTTAATAAAATAAATGAATTAGATCCTTCATATAAAATTATTGGTAAATTTACTACAATGCATACTAAAGTAAAATCTTATCATGAAAAATGTAAAAGTGAATATATGATTTATCCTGAGAATTTTATTTATAAAGGAGAAAGATGTCCTTGTGAAATAGATTATAATAATTCAAAAAATTCAATATTTATTGAAAATCTTTTAAATGAAAATAAAATAAAATTTACAAAGGAAAAATCTTATGATGATCTAAAAGGTAAAAAATTTAAATTAAGATTTGATTTTTATTTAGAAGAATATAATTTATTAATTGAGTATGATGGACAACAACATTTTGATAAAAATTCTTTTTCAAGTGGAAAAATAAATAAATTTGAAAATACTCGTAAAAATGATTTAGTTAAAAATGAATATTGTCAAAATAATAAAATAAATTTACTTAGAATTCCATATAAATTAAATCTAAATGAAATTAAAAATTTAATAAAATATATAGCTGAAGAAGAAGATGTTTTAGCTATTATTAATAAATACAATATGTTATTTTATGATAGTGAAGATGACATTATGTATAATAAAAATAAATATTATGAAATTTATAATTATAATAAATAATATTAAACAAGTAAGCTTTGTTGACATTGTAAAAATAAACCTTCCTAATTGCAGGAAAGACTAAACGAACTTAATTACTAAACTAAGATAGTAATATAATTAGTGGCGAAGTTTAACAGACTTAGGTATAGTAACAAGATTAAGTTTTAAGTCCAATCGATGCAGCGAAGTATCCTACTAAGATAGGATATGAGTTCAGAGACTATCGAAAGCTAATATACTAGTATAAACTAGTTAAAAATAAGGTAAATTGAAATATTTACACGAAGCGAGTAGAGTAGGGTTTTATGGTTTACCCGAAATGGAAGGCATCATTTAGTGATGAAGATATAGTCCAATTATTAAAATGGAAGCTTACACTACAAGAACTCGTGGTTATAATGAAAATATGAAGAATTTAATTAGTCTTAACACTCCTGAAGGAAATCAGGTTGGTATTGTTAGACAATTAACTTATAATCCTAAAATTACTAATATATATGGTTTTGTAGATCCAAGTAATGCTAAAGGAAATGGCTCTACAACTCAATATGACTTCTCAGAATTAATGAATCCATCAACAACTACACACTCAGATGCTCCTCGTATTTCTATGCAATCTGTACAGCAGAAACATATTGTATCAGTATTGGGTCAGACACCACCATTAATTAGTTCTGGATTGGAAAAAACTGCTCCTTATATGATTTCTGATGAATTTGCATTTAAAGCAAAAGAAGATGGTGTAGTAGAATCTGTTGATATGAAAAATAAAGTAGCTATTCTTAAATATAAATCTGGTAAACAAGATTTAATTGATTTAGATATAGTTGAAACCAACAATAGTAATGGTGGTTTTTATAACTCACAGCAATTTGAAATGCTTTATACACCTGGAGAAAAATTCAATAAAGGTGCTGTAATAGCAAAGAATCCTAATTTCTTTGTTGGTAATGGTAAAAAAGATGATATTATATATTGTATGGGTAGAACTACTAAAGTAGCTATTGCTTCAGCAGATTTTACTCTTGAAGACTCATCTATTGTTACTGATAAAGTATCTGAAGGCTTAGCTACTAAAGTTACTATGAGAAAGACAAAGATTCTTGATAAAAATGCTACAGTAAGTTTTGTAGCTAAAGAAGGTCAAAATATTAAAACTAATGAACCTTTATTAATCTTTGAAAATTCATTTAATGATGAATCTATGAATGATATCTTAGGTAAAATTGGTGATGAATTTGCAGCCAATATTGCCGAGATGGCTAAAAATGAATTAAAGTGTAAATATACAGGTGTAGTTACTAAAGTAAATATTTATTATACTAATGATATTGAAGAATATTCAGAAAGTTTACAAAAAGTAATTAAATCTTATATTAATGCAAAAAAATCTAGAAAAGCTATTATAGAAAAAATAAAAGGAACAGGTTATGATTCTTTAAATGCTCCTATTATTGAAAAACAAACTGAAAATAAAATTAAAGGTGAAGATGTAATAGATGGTGTAATGTTTGAATTCTTTATAGAATATTACCAAGAGTTAGGTATAGGCGATAAAATTATATACGGAACGGCTCTTAAAACTATTGTTTCAAAGGTTTTAGAAAAAGGTGAAGAACCATATTCTGAGTATAGACCAGAAGAACCAGTAGAAGCTATATTAAGTCCTTTAAGTATAAACAGCCGTATGACTCTAGACATCTTTATTGACGGTTACGCTTCGAAAGCTTTAATAGAATTAAAACGTCAAATAAAAGATATATATCAATCTTAAATAAATCCCTAAGACTTATTAAGTCTTAGGGAATTTTTATTTTTTATAATTGGAAAACTATTATTTAAATACTAAATAGGAGTTGATAATTATTTTATCATTTAAAGACAAATTAAAAAATCTTACTAATGATG